GCCGTTTCTACGCGCCTCTGACAGCATGGTTGATATAGTTGCTGCTGTGAGTACATCAAAGTCCGTAGGAATCGTTATATCGGGCAGCGTGTACTGAATCTTTTCATCGGTCATCATGGCCGAAGCAAAAAGATTGTTATAGCGCTGGTAAAGGATGTGGTAGCAGCACAAGCGATATACACGCGCTAAGTGAATACATACCGAATAACAAAATGTATTCAGTTCTTTTCTATCGTATTCTTTTGCGATTCCACTTTGATTGCCCGGTATCTGACCTAAAATTTCAAGGCCGATAGCCTTGAATCCTTGATACTCCTTGAAGATTATATCCTCCTGAAAAAGACGCACCGAATCAACGGGGCGCTCAATATATCCAGCTGGGGGAACCGGAGGCACAATTGGATTTGGGTTAATGGCTGAAATCCGGTCGATATTTATCTCCATCAGACCAAAAGGCGATGATGATGCCCTTCCGGTGCCATTACATTGCGTGCAATTCGCTTGTTCGTGCTTTTGGTTTACTATTGTGCCGGAGCCGTTACAAGTCTTACATGGCGTTAATTTAAGCGCCCATTTTTGCGGTAGTGCGTGTACCGCGTACATTATATTAAGGTCGTCAGTTCTGAACAGCACCTCGTTCCATGCTGGAAGACATGGAGCAAGGACTGAATCATAAACCAAATGACCATCCTCTTCTTCATAAATAATGTTCCCGACTTTTATTACGGGCAAGTATTGGAAGTCAAATGGAATCCCAAAAACTTTAAATGGATTTGGTTCGCGGTATTCTGATACTTGTCGAAATAAAAACACGCCAACCTTTGTGATAGCAAGGAATTGCTGCCACTCTTTTTTGTTTTCATCTTTATACTCTTCGACCTCTACAATTACCCATTCTTCATCTTCGTAAATCAGGTCGTCAGATTCGAAAGTCTGCGGATATGGTCTTGACCAATCCAGCGTAGATGTTTTTTCAGGTTCTTCTATGAAGTCATCCAGCTTTGGCAGAATGGCTACAATTGCGTTTGAATCCTGAAGGTATGTTTTAAGGAATACATTGAAAAGCCATGTTTCCAAGTTTGGAACCTTTGGCATCAGGTTTTTTACATAATACTCAAGCGTGTTTGGATTGCTTTGATTGGCAATGCGCTCGGCTATTCCGGTCTTCTTAAAATCTGATTCAAACCGAATTTTGAAATCATCGGCCTGCTGGATTTTTTGTAAAAAAGTAAAAACCCTTCCGGTAGCAACCTTAGTTGGTGCTTGCCACCTCCGTTTCCGGTATTCGCGCATCCACGGCTCTTCGCTTGGATGCTGCGTGCGAAGAAGTTTTTCAGGGTACTCATTTTCAAAATGGTACTCAAGTGCCTCCGCCTTTTCGCGGCTTTCTTTTATGTACTCGCTTTGGCCCTCCCTGATTTCTTGGTCAAGAAGAGTTTTATAGAGTACCCTGATTACTTCTTCCATGTTAATTAAACTTCCGCTACGGTAATTGTAATATCAAGTGTACCAAAAACACAACCAAAAGAGTTGGTTACTACCATGGTAAGTTCATAAACACCAGCAGCCGTTGCTTCATCAATTACAATGTTGCCGGTTGCGCTATTCATTATCATTCCTGCCGGAACTTCATCCTGACCATCCTGAAGGCTCCAAACCAATCCTGATGGTGTAGTAATACCAACGGCATTAAGAAATGCGGAGTTTGGGTTTGTAATGGTTCCACCCTGATATACGGTAAATACAGATGTAGGAGGGCCGCCTCCTGCGGTCAATTGAATATTAAGATATAATCCTTGAAGGAAATAATCTGTATCAAATTTGTACGGGATTGGATTAGCCTTGGAAACCCAAGTTACCTGAACATCCGACATCATGTAGGTATTCAGCTCTGCTGTTACTACGGGGTCGCCAATTACGGTAATGTATGCGCCGGAGGCATCCCAAATTTGATTTGGAGTGAAGTAGTAAAAGTCATACTTCTGCGATGCAGCAAGCATCTGATTGTACCACTCTACATTTCCAGCAACTACACCCTGCATATCTTGGTACGATACGGTATGGGTCTTTGCAAGGGCTTTGGTGTTTTGCATACCGCGTCCTGAAGTGGTAGCGGTTTCCGGCTTTGGCTTTTCGCCACTTACATTAAACACAATAAAACCGTTTCCATCAAGAACAGCTTGAAGAAGGTCAATCCTCCATTGACTTGAGTTTGATTTGTCTATTGAGGTTCCTTTTTCTATGTAAGCGACCGCAACAACCTTATTTTGAAATTCGGGGTCGCAGACAAAATTCTGATAGCAACCTACGGTTGGACAAGCTAAAGAAAATATTGACATTTTTTTTAAAATTTAGCAGTTAATACAAGTGCTGTTTTTGGGCTGGTAGCCCTGAATTAGTGCCGAAAACTTGACTTGTGCCAAATCTTCAAAAGAGGATTGTGTCGTGAAATCTTGAATGGTGGCAACCTCAATATCTCCGTTCACAAATATATTCCGACCATCTACCACAAAGTTCGGGTGTCGGGTGGCATCGACAAGCGCACTCTGCGTTTCCAAGTCAAGAAAATCCGTATGCAAATCTATACTTAAATCTTGTTTATTCTGTGGTCTTCTTGTAACTCCGTTGGACTGCCGATAAGTACTTTCGGTGAGTATCGGTTTCATGCCTCCACCATTGATGCCGAGGCGAACTTGCTGAAACCAATCGTTGTAATATTCGAACCCTTGAGCGATTGCGTTGCTTTCTGCCCAAAATTGAATGATGGTACTGAAACAATCCGAATTGTCGAGGGAAATCAAATTGCTGAACGAATAGATTTCGCTGATATTTTCTTCGGCATCTGAACAAGCAATTCCGCTGATTTCACCAAAATTGAAATCAACAAATGTGTCTGTTCCAAAATCATAAGTGCCAAAAAAGAAATAATCGTTGCTCGTGAATTGAGTATTATATCCGCAGAGTTGAAAAAATGGATTTGGGTCGCTTGGATTTTGCGTAATTGAATCGGGGAAAATGCTATTGATGTAATTTACGAAGTCCGAGAATGTTACCACATAGAATGGCAGTACAATCATGTACTTAATTGAAGTTACCGGAGGCGCATCAGATATTATGAGTACATGAAATTGTGAATTTGAAACGGGGAAAATCGATGTGGTTTCAAAATCAATTGTTGCTCCAAAAGAGTTGTTTTCAAATTGATACAACCCGAACCGATAGCAATCATTTTTGATTGGAGGGATTAGTGTCGATGTAATTAGTTGATTTGTTGGTAAACAACATTCATCAACAATTACCTCTGCTCCTTCGATAAATGCTCCTTCCGGTGGATTCGCTTCATTCCATAAATCCAATCTAATTTGATATTCATCACAAATAACTGATTGCAACAACTCAAATGTCATGGTTACCGAATCATCCTCGTTCACAACACCGCTTATTGTGATATTTTCATCACTCAAATCTGAAAGCCAACTGATTACTGCTTGAAATGTAGTCAAATAATCATTTGGGGTTGGCGCATAAACCTCGAATTGTAATTCAGAATTAAGATAAATTTGAAAACCATAATTCCATAAACCACCAATATTTCCATTGATAGTTCCGGCAACAAATGTTTCAAAATCAAATGATGAATAATTAACAATCCATTGATACTTACAAAAGCAATCAACAACTTGAGATTTGGCCTCACCAACTTTCTGAACCAAATTGAAATCCTTGTCAAAAAGGCCAATATTTACATTGTCATACGGCAGCACATTTGATTGATACCTTTGAACATTAAATTGATATTCATCGCCCGACTTACTTGGCATCAAGTATGATTCCTTTGCCGGATAAGCGCAGTTGTTAAACTCGCAAAAATCAAAATCGTAAAAAATCCCTCCGTACTTGTAAAGGTCATCCGGTTGATATGGCAAATTGACCGAATCTGCGAAATTTGTTAAAAAACTATATGAGGAGTACTGCGGTGCATAAAATCGTTGAAACTCTAATCCGCCATCATTGCGAACTAAGATAGCAAAGGCATCATTCTGCGAATATATGGTGATTTGCAATCGTTCAATGCCAATCAAATCAAGTCCAATATCCTTATAGTAACCATCCGGAATTACCCATGAAAATTGGGCATTGTAAACATCGGTGAAGGTTGTTCCCGGTGTGTTGGCTAATTCAATAAGTGAATTGAACAACTTAATTACATATGCTCCGGCAGCACTTAGTTTTGGAAATTGCAGATTTGGCCTTGCTCCCCGTGCGTAAGTGTCTGCCGGGAATCGCTTTGCTTGGCCCGTAGCAACATCATATTTGCACGGCCTTAGTCGAGCGACCAACGAACTTGCGATTCCGGTTTGGGCATCGAATTGGTATGTTTTCGGGAATATCGCAGAACCCGTTTCAGCATATTGCGTCAATGCCCTATATGCCTCTAATTCATCAGCGCACAAAGGTTCTGAATAATTGTAGTTAGCCGGAACTGAACCCATAAACCATGCGCTGCTCGTTGTTACTTGATTCGAGTTTGGGTCAATAATCAACACAAGACTAACCTTGAGCAATGGGTACTGAACGGCAACAACCGAATCGTAAATAAAAATCTGAACCGGATATGGAATTGTCGGGTCGGTATTGTAAAAACAATCAACCACGATGTTGGCAGTCAAGTCATCGTTGTACTGCGCTGCGAGGCCGTTACAAGTCGAAAGAACTTGCGCCAATGTCTGACCCGCTTGCGACACATTGATTGTGCCGTATAGGTCATCAAGTGCAAGCGAAATAATACGGCCTCGCTCACCAAGTGAACCAACTTGAATCGCATCTTCGAAGCGGTAGAACGGGTTGATTGTTGCCATTGATTAGTAATCTAATGTGTAACTGAATGTAAGGTCAACATATATGCTTTCAATGCCATTATGATTTCCAATAATATAAATAGTACATCTTGCATCTTGATTATTGCCAATAATTGAATTACCTCTAATGAGAAAATGATGTTGTCCGCTATTGGTACTTGCTTGACCATTAACAATTAGATTGCCGACACTTGCATTGTTTACTAAAAATGGCAATCCAAAATCAAAAAGATATCCTTGTTGGACATCAAAATCACATTGAAAATGGACTTGCCCGAAAATAGTATTGTTTACTTTATGGAAGTTGCCACGAACATCCGTAATATTGGACATATTGCTGTCGCTTGGATTGATTACTAATTGCCCGAATTGACCCGCAGAAGTTATCCCATAAGTTCCCCAAGTTGATTCAATGCCGTTATCGAGGTAAAAACTATTATTTCCAAAACCACTTGTAATAGGCATAAATCCTTTAAGCCAATTTTGGGATGCGTTTTTTTGGGCATACAAATTATGATTTAAAGGTTGATTGCTAGTGTCGTATGACATACGCCCGACATAACCACCAAAAGGATTTGTAGGATTAAGGATAGTATTAAAATTAAACTCGCCACCTAGTGCATAAGCCCCAGCATTAACATAAGACTGCAACCCATCACTTAAATTCTGTACATTCAAACCCGTACCAAAGTGCTTTACAATTTTAACAGCATTAGCTTCTATGTCGGATTGCAACATCGCAAGACTATCGTAAATTTTGCTATAACCTAAAATATCTACTTCATTAGCCGACCTTGCAATTACATTTATCGTAGTAGAAAAATTGTTAGTTAATTGATAAGCGCTAATCGTATAAACACACCCAACAACAAGTTCGCTATTTGCAACCAATGTATCAAATTCGGACTTGGTTACCACTCGACCCGCAATGCCTTCGAACATTGTTTCAAGAACATCCTCGTTCCATAGTCGGTGATTTGTCGGGATAATTTGACCCGTAGTGTTGTCAAGGAATGTGTTATCGCTCTGCGTAACTAATTCGGTTTGCGTTTTTATTGCCATGATTTTTTAGAGATATGCGTTGGAATATGCGCTCGAATATGCCCGTTCACCGATTGGTGGTTCATCCGGGATGTTCGATGCAATCAATGTAAATGATGTAGTACCGCCGGAGTTGTCTTCCGGCTTATTTGCTATTTCTTGTATGTAACCCGATATTGACAAACTTCCGCTATTTAGGCTGACCTTTCCATACGGATTAAGGTCTGCCAAATTTATGAAATCGCAAAGACTTTGAGGATAGTCAAATTGTATTTCTATTGGCTTGAATAAATATGCCCTTTTTTCGGTTTTAAGCAATGAAGGAGCAATATTTCCATTTTCATAAACTAAACTACCGGAAACCGAATCTTGACAAGGCTCTATTGCATCCGCAATGATGCTGCTATACTGCGTTTGATATTGTCCGGTTTGATAAGCAAGAATCGGATTTGCAAGGCCGAATGTGTGCATACCAAGAACTTTCCACCAGCGCATTGCATTTCGGGCCGGAGTTATGTTTATGTTGTACAATGCACCAACCTCGCTATTGGATTGTTGAATCCGGTCTGAACTCATAGACGCGGTTCCGGCTGCAAGTATTACCGTTCCCGTTTCATTGCTACTTGGTGGAAGTGCATATTCACTATTCTGAATGGTGTTAATAGTAAGTGCATTCCGATTGAGCCAAATGATGAACATTTCATAATCGTTTGGCCTATCTGACGAGCCGGGGTCGTCTTGGAAAAAAAACAACCTTCTGCTAAACTCAATTGCATATCCTTCCGCAATAATTGTAGAAAGCAACTCAACCTTATTGGTAGTTCCTTCAGACATTGCGCGGTTGTTTATGTAGTAGTTTCTATCTGTATGAATTGCCCATAAACCTGCAACCTGAATATTTTTCCATGTATCGTCATAACCCAAAACCACCTCATTTGCCAACTTATCGGTCATGGCGGATTGGGTAATTTGTCCTACATGGTCTGCGGTGAAGTTGATTTGATTTTGGTAGAAGTAATCAATAGTTTCAACCCTTATCTTCCATTGATTATTTACAAATTCAAATGCCCAGCCAAGACAAAAAATGGAACTAAGTCCTTCAAAAAGTTTTTTGAATGAAATCTTAAAATTTGTTTGTTGAACTTCTGCAAGAGGGTCGCAGACATCTGCTGCTTGGCTCGCTGTTGAGGCTTGCCTTATTTTAAGGCCATTGGTTAAGGCATAGTTCCAATAACACCCCGAACCATTGTCGGTTTCAAATGTGTCTGAAATCAGTCCATTATTATTTCCGGTAATAATTCTGACAAGTCTTTTTAGGAAGTCTTTGACTTTTAGTGTTTCAGCAAAAGAGGCATATCCACTTGAGTTTTTTTCGGTTATTGACAAACAGCATTCCTTAACATAAACCGCAAGACTTCTTGTTGAGCCACCGGGGTAATTTGGGGTACCGGGATTTACATTACCTCCATTTCCCCATCTTAATTGTACTATTACATAATTAAAAGCTGGAACGGAAAGACTTGGTACTACTTTGGTTAAATCATATTCAACCAAATCACCTCCGCGAGAACAAATCGGAGAAGCGTCCGGAGAAAGTTCTCCAACAAAATTTCCATTAGCCCATATAGATACAACCAGCCAAATGTTCGCCGTTTCGGTTACTATTGGGCCATTGAAAAAATCAATAGCGCCTTTTGCATTTACAGAAAGTGAAATTTCCCGCGTTGAGTTTGTGTTGTTGTAAAAACAAGCGTTATATGGAGTAAAATTTGGTTGAATTGGGTCGCGAGTGTTTCCAAATGGCCCTTTGAAGTCGCTATTTGAAAAATAAGCAGGAACGACACATGAAAAGTCAGGTAGATTCCAGCCAGCCTGAAAAGTCCATTTTAATATTGCCCAATATTGTAATGGATATTTTTTATCTAAATTTTGGGCAAAACCAACAAGATAGACCTCTTGGCGATGCAATCGAGTTTCATCAAAATCCGGTGCGGGAATATCATTGCCATCCAAATCCTTAGTTGCATAGATGTCAATATCGACATCCATCCGGCTTTTAAATTTTTCTCTGAAATTATCATCAAGGATTCCAACGGTGATTTCCCATGAATCCGTATCGCAGACATTCCTCTCGCTATACAAGGCCATATTAACGAATCCATTAAACTCGTATGGCTGACCTTCAATAAGAGTATCGCCAATTATTTTTAGTGTTACCTCGGCGTTGATAAACTGCGCGTCATACAGATTTTTCAGAATCTTTGCGCCCTTTGCGTAAAAAGTTAATTCTGTCGAAAATGGTTGGTCTATGCCATGCTCTTCCGTTCTTTTTGCGGTAAACTCTACGGCATCCCAGCCGATAGGCTCTTCAACCTCTATGTTGTTTAGAAAAAACCTCCAAAGGCCCATTGCTTATTAAGATTTAGATGGAAATCTGTTGTTTAGAATTTTTGTTGTACGCCTTTCTGTACGGACAAACTTTTCAAATCCACGCTCGTCCATATTGATTTGATGAATTGGAAGTCCTTTTAGAATACCTCCAATCTCGGTCAATTTAGATTCAATCACATTTGTTTGCTGCGTTCTTTTTGTGCTTGATTGATTACTCGCCCAATATACTTCTTGCTTATCAAGCATATTGTTCGGAATAACTTGCGAACCTTTTGGAAGGTCTATCAGCGTGGCCGTTGGAGGCGTATAATAAACGCGACCACTTTCGGTAACAACCTTTTCCACGCCCTCTTCACCAACGATGGCTGGCCCCCCTTTGTGTGGCTTTCCTTGTGTACCCTTTCTAAATTCAGGAACGGGCTGCGCAAGGATAAATCCAATCTGCGTGGCTTGGGCTGCCAATGCAATTGCGGCCAGCGGCCCCGTAAAAACACCAGCAAGGTATTGGGCGATTAGTGGCGCTGTTTTAAAAACAACATCTGCGATTGCAGCGGCTCTTTGTGCTTCAAACTGCTGCGTGCGTATTCTTTTCTCTTCTTCCTTACGCCTCTGTTCAATTACCTGAATCCTTTGTTTGTTACCTTCGGCCATGGCTATTTCTGCATCAGCGTTTTCCTGAATACGCGTTAATTGATTATCAAGTTCGGCGCTTTGTAGGCTCATTATTTGGCTCATTGTGCTGCTGGCAAAATCGGCAACAGAAGATAAAACATCTATTTCATATTGTCTTCTTTGCTCGGCATAGTCAATTGTAATTGCGGTTTTTTGTTCTTCAAGATTGCGAAGGTCAGCTAAGTTTTGCTGATAAGCGGCTTGTGCTTCTGCAACACCAGCATCGGCACCGGCCTTATTCACTTCCGCCTCTTTTTGTATGCGAAATATTTGTAGGTCAAGTCTTTCCTGCGCGTGTTTTTCTTCAAGTTTTAATAACTCCTGCTGACCAGCCATTCTTTCGCGCATTGCGTTTTTTTCTTGCAGTTGCAATGTGTCGGCATTGGTTTCAAGAGTTTGCATTTGTTTGTCAAGATTCTTGATTGAGTTTTGATATTCCTCTTCATAGAGTTTATCAATCATCGCAAACATCTTAGCAAATTCATCGACCTCTTTTGCGGCGTATTTTGCCGTTATATCATTTTTTGCTTTTAGTCTATCTTCCCATGTTTGATTGATAAGGTCTGTATAGGCGGTAAATAGACTTATCCGGTCTTGATATGAAAGACCTTCGCGGCGCGTTTCTTCATCGCGGGAATCCTCAAGCTGTTTGATAAGTTGCGAATAGGAATCTTCTGAAGTTTGAAGTTCTTTTTCAAAATCACTCTTGGCAATCTTTTCGGTTTTTTGTGAAGCCTTTTTCTGCGCTTCTTCCATTTTGCCAAATTGTTTTATGGCAGCGTCATAAGCCTCTTTATGATATTTGTCTTCATTCCGGCGAAGGTCTGAAGTAAAGTCCGCGTTTTCCCCAAGGCGTAGTTGATAATTGTTTTTAGTCAATTCACGCAAATCTTTGGCGGATTGTGTTTCGCTTAATTGAGAAAGCAAATTGTATTTTTCATCCACTTGCTTTTTCTTTTCATTAAACTCTACGCCAATTCGAATCAATTCTTGAGAGCGCTGATGTTCATTTTCAATATTTGCCTCCGCGTATAACTTTCTGATTCGCTCCTGAAGTTCTAATGTCTGAATCTCTTTTTGGTATCGACCAGCCATTTTTTTGTTAGCATCCTCCATGGCTGTTTCATCGATTTGCTTTTGTTTTTGAGCGCCATCTTCTGCTATGTATAATAGCTTATCAACCCTATCCTGACTTGATTTTATGTTTTCTTGTCCACTCAAGTTTTGCGCCTCTGTTTGTTTTTTTAATATATCAATCTGCCATTGAATAATCCTTGCTTCCTTTTGTGGCGAAAAAATATCTTTAGCAACAAGCTCAATAAATTTTAATGGGCTTAGTGCCATTGTTCCGAATAAATCAGCGGTTTTTTTTCCGGTTCTAAGAGTTTTATCTAAATAGGAGTTAGATGATTGCTCTAATTTCTTAAACTCTTCTTCTCTATATCTATTATGAGCCGCTATGCCAGTCCTTTCATCATTTAAGATTTTTTTTGCTGCTTCTCCAGCCGTTAGTTCTAATCCGGTTTTTTCTTTGAACAACTTCCTATATGTCTCTATTTCAAGCAGTACATTGTCTTCAACGGCAACTTGTCTCTTTTTTTGATAGTCTAATTCATTTTGAAGGGAATCTTGATTAAAGAATTTAATTAAATCTCCAACAGCAGCAAGCCTATTTAAAAACCACTTCAGGAACTCTCCTACATTTCCCTCCATCACTCGCACAACCGCAACCTCAAGAGATGTCCATAATCTATTTTGAGCCGCCGCAAATGTATTTGTCTGCGTTGCCGCCACACCAAAAGCTAACTCAACCTCTTTTGAAAAGGCTGGCATTACATCCTTTGTAATGATTTCGCCCCTTTTTAGCATTTCATCCAGCGCCGTAACCGGAACCTTCATTGATTTGGCAAGCAGCTCCATCGCGCCCGGCAAGCGTTCACCCAACTGACCTCGCAATTCTTCAGCCTGAATCTTGTTTTTGCTATACATCTGCGACAACGCATTGAACATCAGCTTGGTATCTTCAGCACTCATGGATAGCGCTGCTGCCGCTTTTGTAAAAGCAACCATTTGCTTGTTAATACTTTCCTGCGAAACGCCAGCAAATGAAGCCGCTGCCGCAAAGCCCTTAAAACCATCGGTCAATGCGCGTACATTCAAACCAAGGCTTTGAGCAAGTGCGGTCATATATGTTAATTGCTCGTTGGCCTTTTGGCTACTTCCGGTAACAAAAGCAAGCGTTTTGCTCATTTGCTCAAATTGCTTTGCTGTTTCAAAAGCATATAAAGCAAACTGCCGCAGTTTTTCGGCAGCAAACGCGGCTCCAAGCGTTGGAATTAGAGCCTTTACAACATCATTAACTTTAGTAAACGACCCAGCTATATTATTTCCCGCGCTGGCTCCGGCAGCGCCAGCGTTATTAAGCTGGTCTTGTAGTTTTTTTAACGAGGCAAGCAACTTGCGCTCTTCAGCGGTAATGCCACTCATGGCTTGTGTGGCCGCTTGAAGTTGCCCCGTATCTAAGACATACTTTACATGAATTTCATTAGAAGATACTACTGCCATCGTCTTTATATTTTGAACAAAAGTAAATAAAAACCCCACCAAAATTGGTGGGGCATTTACTCTGTACCTATTTCTATTTGTTCAATCTTTTTTCCCTTTTCTTTTCAGTTACCCAATGGTTATACATCATATAGTATTCATATATTGGTCTTTCGACCAAGAACTTATATCTAATAACATCTCCATCTGCGAATTTAAAAGATTCAGCAAATCTTCGTTTTCCTTCCGCGATGACATGAGAGAAATAGTATGTTTCAGGTCGGCTATTTTTTGAACGGTTTCCGCCTGCAAAAAGTTCGGGAAATTCGCCTCCAATTCTTTCAAAGAGGGAACTGATTGAAAGTCCAGCATTTTCAAAAAAAAACCCGGAACATCATTATTAGCCATCCAGCTTTTCATCTTCTGCTGATTGTACGGGTATTGATAGTCCAATGGATTTTCGTATTCATCAAAGTAAACAACCGTAGCCAGCTTCATCTGCCGGACAAGACTAAAACTCAACTCAAGTTGTTCCTTCAGGCGGGTCGCCATAATGCCTATGTCAAATATCTTTTTGTCAGTAGCGACTTTGCCATCAACAACCAACCCAAGAACCCCCTCAACCCATCCGCGTAAAAAATCAGGATTTATCTGCCACAACTCTTCGGTTAGAATATCACGGGCAGCTATGGCTCGCTGGAAAGGTATATTGACCTCTGTATTAAATTTAAAGTAGTGTACGCCCCCTGAAGTAAAGGCGTATTCAATTTGGTCGTGGCGCTCCTTTGGGGCCGCGCCATTATACTTAGGGGTTTTAGGCGTTTCTGCCTCAATTATTGCTTTATTTTGTTCGTCAGGAATATCAACAATCGGATTAACAGATGGTTTACGCCTAAAAAGATGAAACATAAATAAAATGGATATTCAAAAATAAAACAGCATATAAAAAGGAACTGCCAGCCTCCGGAACAAACCGGACACTCACCAAGCGGTTTCGCTAAGTTCTCCGGCAGCCTCTTTAATTGGGATAGATACCATTGACCGAATGGATGGTAGTCCATCAGATAGTCCAAAAACAATGTCAAGCACGATGATATGGTCGCTATCATCGTCAGGTCTAATAATGCAGCAGCCACGCCGACCTTTGCCGCAAGAAGATTCAAAAGCATATTTTTCGTTTATCATAATTCAGGAGGAAATAGGTCAATAATAAAATCAGGTTGCGCTGCACTACCAGCAATAATCGGGAGGTTTATTCCATCATAGGTAACGCCACCTATTGTAAACTCAATTACTCCGGTTGTGGTTGCATCCAAGAATTGAATCTCATAGCTTGACCCATAAGGATTGATAAATCCTTCAGGCCAATTCTTTAGCGTTCCAATTGCGCAGATGGTAGCGAAAAGGTCTTGGTCAATAGAAACCTCAAATTCATACGCTGTATCTCGGTTTCTAATAACCCTTATGATAATGGTTTCCTGCACATATCCGTAGGGAACCCGTATTAAAATACATTCAGGACAGCCAACAAAGGCATCGCAGTAATTGTATTTATTCTTGCAGCATCTTAGCATTGAACTTTCGAATATTGTAATCGGACGCAATTTCAAAAAAATTTGCAAAAGAAAAATAACGCCAAGCATCTAAGGCGTGAGATTTGTCAGGGTTGCGCTGCTTCCATGTGTCCAAACTTATGCGCCTATCGACCTTTGCCTCCTTTAAATCAGTAATCAGAATCTTATTATTAGGCTTACTGATGCGAATCTTGGCCTTGCTAAAAAGAAGCGTGTCCACAATCCGCGTGTTTAAATGCGATGGAGAAGAACGCATAATCTGTATGTTGTTCATGGTGAGTTGCATATAGTTGGCTATCAATTGATAGGCCGACATATTGCCGCTGGTGAACGCTGAACGAGCCTGACCCGCTGGGTCGCCATTGATGACATAACGCATTCCCGGATATTCGCTTCGTATTATTTCGCACATATCGCCAAGGTCGCCAATCCGATAAGTCTTCAGGACATTTATGGTCGCATAGTGATTATTACCCACGGCGTTTTTGGCGAACTGACAAACAATACAAGTATTGGTAATGTTAAAGTCAAAAGATAGGTAAAGGTCGTATTCAGGGTGTGCGCGTATTTCTGCATCCACACAATGCACCGTTTCGTCAAAATATTGCGCGTAAAGCGTTTCCCTATCCCAAACACCCCAATTACCATTTGCATACACATCCCAATAGGTATGGTCAATATCTTTTAGCGCCTCCATACGAATCGGATATTCGCGGTCAAGAAAGCGCAGGCTATCCCGATAAGTAGAATGGCAAATCAGGATTTTCTCGCGTTCCAGCGCAGGGGGGTTGTCAAAAAACCTTTCCTTTATCCAATGGCTATCGGAAACGGGATTAAAGGTGAGAAAAAAACGCTTTGTGTGCTTGCTGACCCCACGCAGGCGCAGCGTTACTTGCATATAGTCCTCCTTTGTCAATTCGGTGGCCTCTTCTACCCAAATGTATTTGGCCTGCGTAAGCGATTTTAGCTTTTCAGGATTATCCACCCCCATAAAGATAATCCGGTTTGAGCGCGACCGGATTTCAAATATGCCATCAAAGGTTTGCACAAGGTCGCTTAGACCCCATTCAAATATCTTATTCTTAAAATCCATATAAACCGAAGTCCTGATGGTTGCTGCAACCTTACGCAGCACCACATAGGTTTCGTTTTCGTTGGCATCATGGTTCAGGATTTCAGATAGAAAATACTGAATCATGGTCTGACTTTTCCCGCTACCCGCCCCGCCAAAAAGTATGTTGTGTATGCGTGGCCGTGTGATGGCTGGTAAATACTTAGGATTCCATAAATCAGGATTGCTCAAGTCCAATAAAGGCATTGATTGTACTTTTTTAAGTTAAGGTGTCGGACTTTCCGGTGCCGACACCCAAAATAATTGTATTATTCCGCTAATTCCGCATCGTCATCGTGGGCATCCAGCGCACGGCGTTCTTTTTGCGGCTCTAATTCTGTTCCCGTTATTTCCAGCGTAGGATTTGGTGGCGGCAATGGCATGATGACATTGGTGAACTGCGCCAGCACATCATGTTCTTGCTTAGCCTTACCATATCCTCTATCCAAAAGAAGTTCGGCTGCGCGCACATCGCCCTTTAGGGCTTTTTGTCGCATCGCCATCAGGATAGCCTCTATCGCCATCTTGCCTTCTTTTGTTTCTGCTAATACATTGATTAGCACTTCTTTAAGGTCTGGCAATTTTTTTGGCCTTCCTTTTGGATTACCGCTTTGCCCCTTTTTCCATTGATGTTTTCTCAATGGGCCGACATCGCCTCTTGGCATATAGCTGTTTTTAGATTAAAATTTTAACTGCAAAATAAGGCCGTTTTTAGCCAATCTTCCTACCATTCCTTCTGATTTCCATTTCAGGGAACTTTTTTGACCACTTATTTATCCATGATTCTACATCGCCCGGCTTGCGCGCAATACCATAATACCTAATATTCATCGCGTGTGCGCCCATCCATTTCTCTATATCACCCATTGAGTAATCAAGGAAAAGATTTTGAAACGCGGGGCTACCGGATGTCTGCGTTGGCTTGTCGCCCTGCAAAATTGTTTTTACGGTAAAATCATCCAAACCGGAGCCAACTAAAATCCGGTGCGGCCCGATTTCTATTAAATCTCCTTCCTCAAATTCCGCTTCGACACCATCGCCTTCACCGAATCCCAAGTCATCCGTTTCTTCTTCCGCAAAAATTGGCATATCCAAACCCCACTCTTCAAGTTGCTGAACATCCCACTCATTTGCCAGCATATCCCAATCCCAAGCCCCGAAAGAACCATTGTCTTTTATGATAAATTCCCGTTGCTGACCCTCGCTCCAATCCACCACCTCAACCGGTACTTCGCGCCATCCAGCCTCTTTCATGGCCTTTAAACGCATATTTCCGCCCAAAACCACCATGTCCTGATTCACAACTATCGGCCTGACATCCGCCATTTCAGGAAAATCCTTCAGGCTTTTGACCAGCTTTCTGAATTGTTCATCCTTGATGAATCTTGGGTTGTTTGGGTTCTCTTTTACAGACCCTATTTTCACTTTCTGCATAAAAATTTTATTTTTTCTGCAATTTTAACTTTTTTTGCGCAAAATATCACAATGACCACCCCACTTGAGAAGGCTTTTGCCACCATAAAAGAGCGCATGGAGGACATGGACACGCCCGATTATGGCATCAAATACGCACTTAAAGTCTGTGAGGTAGCCCTTGCCGACCAAAAAAAGAATTTTGCTATGGTAGATGCCGAGCATTTCCGGTATTCCATATACAACGCATACAACGCCGGACATGATGCCGGATTGAAAAGGCAACTACCGAACCCAATCTTATACTTTAAAAACAGATTTAAGAAAAACTAATATGTCAGGAGGCAAATTCGATTATTGGCAGCATCACATCAATTACATCGTGGAATCTATTGAAGAAATAGTCAATAGGCAGGGCGAAAAAAAGCCAGCAAGTATGTTTCATTATGATTTCGGTAAAGAGCCGGAGTTTCACGAAACATTCTCCCCCGAAGTAGATAAAAAAATGCGCGAAGCAATCTCCGTTCTAAAACGCGCCTATATCTACGCCCATAGGATTGATTATTTCCTTTCCGGCGATGATTGCGAAGAAAGTTTTCTTACACGACTTAAAGAAGAATTAGATGAACTATAACTTGGAAGAGCAACCAAAACTAAAGCCAACGGTCATTTGGCTTCAGGAAGCCCTGAAAGACCACCTAACGCCCGACCAACGCGCATCCTTTGAGGGATTATTCCAGCAAGCCCTCGCGCAAGAACGCCTTAACATCAGGGCCGCCTTCAACGATGGCTATAATGATAGCCTATATGTCAGATATAAAAACGCACATGAATATTATGATGAATACTTCGAATCCTAAAACAGCAACCGCCGTAGAATGGCTCTATGGCTACATCTGCGAAATTGCCCTTGACAATGAAAACGCCGAGCGTCTAAAATGGCTTTATGAGCAGGCAAAGGCAATAGAAAAGCAACAGATTCTTAACGCACACCTGACCGGATTGATACATCCTTTAGAAAAGGAGGCAACAAGTCAGGCCCAAGACTACTACAATGAAAACTACTATTAGCCGCATGACCGCCGTAGAATGGCTACTGAACCAATACGCTAAAAACTCCCTGCTATCCATTCAGGATTTTGTAGAAGCCCGTAGGATTGAAAAGGAAGAAATAATGGATGCCTACGGCCAAGGCGTAGCCGATGAAGCTAAAGAAATACTTGAT